TACTTGCATTTGTAAACCATATAGGTCGTTTAGCAGTTGAGTCTAGATAACTATATGTAACCGCTCTGTTAACATTGTTTGATGTAGCGGTTGGATAAAACCAAGTAATTTCACCAAACAAGTTATTAATACCACAGTAAACCAATTGATTAGATGTAGTGTTAAGATCATCATAAACATAATCTTCAACTAAACAGTCCATAGATTCTAGTTTACCAGTGTATCTAAAGAAACCATTATCAGACATCCAATACGCAGCACCATCAACTTCAACAGCTGCATTCTGTCCTATCAATCCACAGTTAGTACCAACTTGTTCGTAAGCAAATGTAAATGGTTGTCCAACAAATCTCATAGTAAATAAAGATGTATCAGTCCAAATATATATTGCATTTCTACCAAGTTTAGCACCCACGATCCGTGATCCGGCGGCCAGTCTTTGTGTACCAGCACTATTTTCAGCTGTAGGTGCATAGTCGTTAATATTTTCTTGAGAAGAAAATCTTATAAACATATCATCTTGAGTTGTTTTATCACCGATAGTTGTTTCTGTTCCAAAAAACACTAAGTGACGATCGGGAGTAGATACTAACATATCACGTGACGCTGTTGGTGCACCTGATATAATTGTAGCTCGTGTTGATGTTGCATTAGTTGCATCACCATCCCATTCAAAACATTCTCCATTATGTATTAAAGCTATTAATGTTGATCCTAAGTTGTCCAAGGACCATAGACCAGGATCGGTTACTGAGTCAGTGTTGGCTGCAGCTGATCCCCATCCAGTCCAGCTAGATGTGTTAGTTACCGTTGCACCATTACTGTGAGCTGCTTTAGTAGAACCTCTTGCTCCTCTTGTAATACCTGTTAAATTATTTCCTGTTATACCTGTGTATGAAATTTCCTCACTACCTACTTGAATATAGTTTGTACCTGAAGATGGAAAACCTGTTGTGCTAGTAAGTGTAATACTAGTTCCTGATCCACCGGTACCAGCAGTGTCATTTAATAATGCTCCATTTAAAGTTGTTGTTAAAGATCCTAAAATATTACCACCAAATAAAGATATACCCCAACCAAAAGCTCCTATTTGTTCAGCAGGTCCTACGTGATAGTATTGATAATACTTAACACTTCCAGATGTAGTAGCACCAGAACCAGATTCATTACTATCCATAGTAATGGTTATTTCATCAGAAGCCGGTACACTTGTTACCATATATTTTACATCATCAAAATCCGCTGCTGCATAATTAGAATTAGTTGCAGCTGAAAAATTAGTAAACGTTATAATATCTCCTGCTACAAATGTGTGGGATCCGGGAAAGGTAATAGTAACTGTTGGAGATCCATTAGTTGTTGTAAAACAATTTGATATAGTTGTTCCTGTTGGATTAACTAGTGGGTGGATATCGTAGTATACTCCTCCAGAGTATACATATAAAATTCTGTTTGTGCCTATGGCTGAAAATTTAGTAGATGCTTTATTAACAAAATGATGAAGTCCTCTTGCAACCCCTGTAAGTTTTGATTCACCTAATTGTTGCCAACCACCTATTTTCTCAGGTGTACCATATCTAAAACGAACATTTTCTCCACCTGTCCATTGAGACTCAGCACCTGTTGATGTAACTTGTTTGTTGAACCCTGGTAGGAATCCTAGCTTTTGTAACATATAACCTCATTATAATACTATTTTATACCTGATGGTAGACCCAACATAGCTCTTCCATCAAATCTATTTTTATCAGCAAATGGGCCATTTACATGATTATAATGTAGAAATACTTGACCGCAAATGTTCCCGTCAAAAGGCTCTCGCCAATGTTCGAGTTCACATCCACTATATACTAGCATATCTCCCACTTCAAGCAAGACTTTCGTGCCTGCTGGAGCGTTTGGTTTTACAATATTTTGTCTTTCATTAACAACATTATTAGCTCCTGTGCCATCTATAAATATAGGCCAAGGATCTCCACCCAGATTAAGTGTTGTAGATATTTCACAACTAGGTCTATCTTTGTGCCTATGTAGAGTATCTCCTTTTTTATAAGCTCTAGCATAAGAGTATGTTGGTATTAAATCTAGGCCAGTGTGTTTTTTCATTACAGGCAACATCTTAACTAGTAATGTATCCATTACAAAATCACCATAACAAGAGAATGTATTAGGTATCTGTTGATCGGTCCATGTTCCAAGGATCGGGGACTGTGAGTGTATGTTATTTTTATACATATAATCTACTGCATCTCGTTTAAGTAAAAAATAATTTAATATAAAGTTAGCTAGATCGTATGGTACAGCGCTTTTAATTACTTGATATTTATTAGTTTGAAAGGTCATACCATCATACACTTTTGTAAAAAATTAAAAGACACTGATATTCTTATATCATTAGATTCATTAGGATCAACACAATGCATTAACCAAGATGGAAACATAATACACCTTCCAGTAATAGGTTCATAATGTGTTTCTCTAAACAATCTTGCAGGTACGGGTCCTTCTTTTTGTCTGGGTCTAGACATTGCAGCTGATGATCTTGGGTCGTCTATTTTTAAATGTCCACAATTTTTAGGGGCTTTTACATAATAGACACCAGACCATAATGAGTTTGGATGTTGATGTGCTCTATTCATTCCACCTGGTGGATTTATGTTGGCCCACATATTACCAAGTATAGGCTCACTATCTAAATATTCTTGATCATAAATAGTTTTTTGACATGCATATAACATATCAACTAGTTTTTTATACTCAGGTAACTCAGCCATATTTGTAGTTGAATGCCAACCTTTAATATTGGTTCTTGTCATTCCTTTATCTTTATTAGACCAAGCTACAATATCTCTTTCCAACTCTTGATTAAGAGTAGGGTGTTCTATATCTGCAATATAGATAGGTGTTGGAAAATGTAAATCTCTATGCATTATTTAAATGGTGTTCCTCCAAACCACATAACTAGTGATTGTCTTATACCACGTGTCACAGGTTTTACTCTATGTCTTATAAACGATGCAAAAAATATAGCGTGACCTTGTTTAAGTTTTCCAACCTTACCTTCTGCCATTAATTCCAAATCCCCTCCTTCAAACTCATTTTCAGGAGACAATAGACAAGTCATAGATATTTTTCGAACAGGTGGTTCGTGTGCACAGTTTATATCATTATCTACATGCCATTCATAGAATCCTCCTTCTGGATATTCTGTGTATTGTGCCATTTCTGTGATAGTCATTCCATCAAAACCAAAATGATTTCCATTTGTGGTTTTCATAATACGATCTATGTCCTTATACATGTCAGCCATTTTTTTAAATGGTATCCAACTAATATGTGAAGTTCTAGTTTTAGTATCAACTATTCCACTTTTAATACCTTTATCATTTCCAACAGACGCATCTTGTTTAGGCTCGGCACGTCCTGCAGCAATAATCATTTTACATTGTTCCGGTGTAAAAATTGGTGTTGTTGTTTCAACTATATAAGATTTCCATCGTGGTTCTGTTATCATATTAATATCCGTATTCTACCCATCCCGTTATTATATATTTATCATTTGATAGAGGTGGGTTGCCTCTATGAATGTGTGTAAACTGTGATGGCCAAACTAATAGTGTATTTTTTTCAGGTTTAAATCTACACTTTTGATATAAAAATTCTGTCTCTCCACCTTCAGTTACATCATTAAGATAAACACTAAAAGCTAGTATTCTATTTCTAGCTTTCATCTCAGCGTTTTCACAATGCCACGTATGATAACCTTCACCCACTTTAGTTTTTTGAATTTTTACTTCAAGGATATTATGCGTTGCTAATTTTTTTAAGTATGAATATTTTTGTACATACAGAGGATAAACATCTTTAAAAAACATATCTATAAAAGGTTTATTATTATAAGTCATAGGAACATTGGTATCTCTAATAGTATCGATTGCATTATCTGATACTAACATTTCATCTACTTGTCTTGGGTATACGGCACCTTGTTGTTCACACTTATTAAAGTAATTTTTGTAATCATCTATCAATTGATCTGGCATAAAATTTTTAAACAAACCTATATGATTATCTATGTAATATTGTTTATCCATTATGTAGCACCTCTATTTTTTATTGGATCAAATGCTACATCACAGTTTGCAGCGAGTGTTCGTCTTGTTTCAGTAGTTCCATTAAACGGATATACACAATGTCTCATATCATATGGAAACACATAAAAATCTCTAAGGTCCATTGGTGGTTGATAATCTATCTTTGCAAATTGACCATTACTAGCTCCTAATATTTGTAGTCTACCGTTCTGTTGTATATGTTCTGCTGAATATTCTTTACCATATGTTGATGGTAATTTTAAAACCATTACACTTGATAAACCAGTAAATAACATACCTCTATGGATATGTGTAGGGTTATATTCGTGCTGTTTCATTTCATTAACCCAGATAGAATTAAGATGTAAGTCATAATCTCTAATTTTATTAAATGCTAAATAGTGTTTGAACACTTGCATAAAATAATCCGTCACATTGCTTGGTAACATATTATGGTTTTTCATCTTAGATTGGTCAGCCCCATTATAAAATAAAGAATGTTCTTTTTCTATTTTACCCACTAATTGATTATTGGCTGGTGCAAGGTTATAAAAATTTTGCTCATAGATTTGATTAATAGTGCTAAATATATTAAGCGGTACTTGATACTTTAAAACAGATTGACCTAAAAATACAAAGTCAAAATTTAATGTGTTGGTATTCATTTTTAATCCTTTCTAACTGGCCCATCAAATAATTTATGCATATTATTTCTAACTACTTTATCGTCATAACACAAACCGTTTATTTTTATTTGATCTAGATCAATAAATCTGTGATTAAAATAAGGTTCATCTATAAATTTATATATTTTTCGAAACTCTTGTTCAGGATTTTTAACTAAAAAAAATAGTTTACGACTTTGGTTTACCATGTTGGGTTATTTTTTCTTTCTCTTTATAACTATTTTCTAATTCACCAGACTTTTTAATTCTTTGTAACGACTGTAGTTGTCCCATTACATT